AGTAGTGTACTACCAAGTATAAATAACGTTCAAAGTATAAAGTCAAAACAAATCATTCGAGATGATATGCATATTACTCTTGATAGCACTTGCTTCAGCAAGCCCTGTCTATCAAAGGTGCTTCCAAGATGGAGCAATTGTCAAACAATACCCAGCGAAAGATGCCGTAACTGAAGTTTGTCTAAAAGATGACGTCAGTATGATAAAGACACAGGCTAATTATATGAAAAATACCACAGGGACATTCTCCAACAATGTAGCTATGAGGAAATGGCTTGTTGCTGATTGGCATGATTGTAGACCACAAAAGTCATCTGGTGGCCACATAAATGTAATAGAAGTTGGAGATGATTTATCATTACACACTGAGGCATATATTTGTAGCGCAGATTGTGTTATAAGCATTGACAAAGAGACAGCACAGATCAGGCTGCAAACTGATAGCACAAACCATTTTGAAGTTTCAGGCACAACTGTAAAATCAGGATGGTTTAAAAGTACAACATATATCACATTAGATCAGACTTGTGAGCATTTGAAAGTTTCATGTGGTCCAAAATCAATACAATTCCATGCATGCTTCAACCAGCATATGTCCTGTGTAAGATTCTTACATAGAACCATATTACCTGGTTCCATGGCGAACTCAATATGCCAAAATATTGAAATCATAATATTAGTAACACTTACTTTAATGATCTTCATATTATTAACTATAATAAGCAAAACTTATATCTGCTACATCTTAATGCCAATATTTATACCTATAGCTTATATCTATGGTTGGATTTATAATAAATCATGTAAAAAGTGTAAATTATGTGGTCTCGTATATCACCCTTTTACTGAATGCGGCACCCATTGTGTTTGTGGTGCAAGGTATGAGACCTCAGACAGAATGAAATTACATAGATCCTCTGGCTTATGTCCTGGTTATAAAAGTTTACGAGCAGCTAGAGTTATGTGTAAATCAAGAGGTCCTGCATCAATACTTTCTATACTAACTGCTGTACTAATATTAACTTTTGTTACTCCTATGAGTGCACTAGTTATAGGCTCATCAGAAGAATTGTACAAATTAGATGAGTTGCCGGATGATATGATTGATATGGCAGAAAAAGTAAACCTATATTATTTAGTGATTGTGTTAAATTACAGTGCTACATGGGGTTTGTTATTACTTATGGGTATTCTAGCACTGTTATTCAAAAAGTATCAACATATATTCTTAAACTATTATGCAATGTACTGCACAGAATGCGATATGTATCATGATAAAAAAGAATTAACTTACAATGGGGATTTCACCAACAAATGCAGGCAATGTACATGCGGACAGTATGAAGATGCCACAGGCCTTATCGTACATCAGAAGTCTTACAATTGTTTAGTTAAATACAAGGTTAAATGGATCAAAAACATATTGATAATGTATATTATTCTAACTTTAATCAAAGATTCTGTGTTAATTGCTTCAGCTGAGGGCCCAGATTTTGCAACTTGTATTGAAGAAAAAACTATAACATGGAATTGCACAGGGCCGTTTTTAAATCTAGGTAGATGTGATAAAACACAAAAAAAGACAGATTATGCAACAATAGCTAGTCAACTCAAAGGCATTGATGCAATCTCTATTTTAGATGTCCCAATGATTTCTAAAATACCAGAAGATATATCAGGAGCATTGAAATATATTGAAAGTTTAAAAACCTACCATGAACAGTTAACAGCTGAGTATGCAATGTTTACTAGATATTGTGATTATTACACACAATTCTCAGATAATTCTGGATATAGCCAAACTACATGGAGGACATATTTGCGATCTCATGATTTTGAGGTATGTATTGCCTATCCTAATCAACATTTTTGCAGATGCGTGAAAAATGGCGAAAAGTGTAGTAGTGCACAGTGGGACTTTGCTACAGAAATTAAAGGCTATTATACTGGAAAACAAAATAAATTCAATAAAGATTTAAATCTAGCATTAATGACATTCCACACAGCATTTCGAGGTACTGCAACATCATATGTAACAGAGCTAATATCAAAGGGAAAAAATAGCTCTTTATTAATGTATGCATCAGCTATTAAGAGTAAATTCAATGGCAATGCATTATTGAAAGCATTACTTGACTTCATGATGTATCTTCAGTCACTAGGGGAAATTTCTGGCTTCAAACTGACAGATGAATGGGAGGATTTTAAATATGAAGAGGAACCTACAGAACAGACACTAATGCCTAGAGGACATCGAGGTGGGCAATACAATTTCAAAAATGCAGCAAGCAATAGTAAAACAAAAGTATGCAAAAATGTGAAGAAGGTGCTGTGCTTATCACCTAGATCTAGAGCCACTTTTGATGATGTCATAGCATGCGGCGAACATGCAAACCCATCAGTGTACATGATTCCAAACACAACAATCTACCAGTCGAATACAGAAAGAAGTCACTATTGTATTGCTGATTCACATTGTCTAGAAGAATATGAGCTGGTTAAACCAGAATTATTAACTGCACTTAAGAAATCTAGATGTTGGGCTGGTGATATAGACACTATAGTTTTACACAAGCAAAGTGATGGGCTAAGGAGTTGTCGCATAAAAGATACTGGCAGCTGCAATGTGATGGGAAATGACTGGACAATAGTATTATGTGAAGATAATAAATACTATTACTCAGAAGTACATCAAGATTATGACAAAGATCAAGATGTTGGACATTTTTGCTTGAGTCCAAGGTGTAACACAATTAGATACCCTATCAGTCCGCGACATATCAACTCATGTAAATGGCAAATCTCACATTCTACAATTGGTAAGATATCAGTGCATGAATTAGCTGATATAGAACAATACAAAAAAGCTATATCTCAGAAACTGCAAACTAGTTTATCTATCTTCAAATATGCAAAAACAAAAAATCTACCACATATAAAACCAGTCTATAAATACATTGCAATAGAAGGTACAGAAACAGTTGAAGGAGTTGAAAATGCATTTATAGAATCTGAAATTCCAGCTCTAGCTGGTACTGCCATTGGATTTAAAATAAATTCAAAGGAAGGCAATCATTTGATGGATATTATAGGTTATGTCAAAAGCGCATCTTACTCTTCAACATACACAAAACTATACACAACAGGACCAACCATAGGGATAAATACAAAGCATGATGAAAAATGCACTGGAAGCTGTCCAGGAACTATTCATCATAAAACTGGGTGGTTAACATTTTCTAAAGAACGAACAAGCACATGGGGTTGCGAAGAATTTGGGTGCTTAGCTGTAAGCGATGGATGTGTTTACGGGTCATGCCAAGATATAATAAAAGATGAATTAACTGTATATAGAAAAATCTCAGATGAAGTTACTGAAGTTGAGTTATGTTTAACATTTTCAGACAAAACATATTGTACTAATTTAAATGCAGTGACTCCAATTATTACAGATAAATTTGAGGTACAATTCAAGACAGTTGAGTCATATTCACTGCCTAGAATAGTGGGAGTGCGAAACCACAAAATTCAGATAGGGCAAATCAATGATATAGGAGTTTATTCTAAAGGTTGTGGCAATGTCCAGAAAGTAAATGGCACTAATTATGGTAATGGGGTGCCTAAATTTGATTATTTATGCCATTTAGCTAGTAGAAAAGAAGTCATTATTAGAAAATGTTTTGACAATGATTATCAAGCTTGTAAATTTCTACAAACACCTGCCAGTTATAGATTAGAAGAACATCAAGGAACTGTGACTATCATAGATTATAAAAAGATTTTGGGTTCCATAAAAATGAAGGCCATATTGGGTGATGTAAGATACAAAAATTATGCAAATAGTCTAGATATCAATGCAGAGGGAACATGTGCAGGGTGTGTAGGTTGCTTTGAAAATATTCATTGTGAATTCACAATTCACACCACTATAGAAGCTAGTTGTCAGATAGAAAGTGACTGTACAACATTCCACGATAGGATATTAGTAACTCCAAATGAGCACAAATATGCCCTCAAGGTGATCTGTCATGACAAACCCAAAACAATACTAAACTTCAAAATATGTAACACCAAAATTGAAGCAGCCATAACTATTGTGGATGCAAAACCTATTATAGAATTAGCACCTGTGGATCAGACAGCTTATATAAGAGAAAAAGATGAACGCTGTAAGACATGGATGTGCCGAGTTAGAGATGAAGGCATTCAAGTTCTTCTAGAACCATTTAAAAATTTATTTGGATCTTATATTGGAATATTTTATACTATTTTAATTGTAATCTTCATCTTGGTAATTATTATTTATATAATTCTTCCTATATGCTTCAAACTTCAAGACACATTAAAACAGCATGAAGATGCATATAAGAGAGAGATGAAGATCAGGTAAGCAGACACAATACAAGATGTCTATTTTATATATATTATTTTGTTTATTTTACTTGTATATGGGGTTGGGGTGGGTTATCTCAGCTGCTATATTAAAATATTGAATCATTATGTATACTTGGTAGCACACTACC